CCGACCAAAAGCCGTGGACAGTACCTCCCCCTTCTAGAGATGTCGGTCAAGGAGGATCCGCATGATCCTCGGAATGCGTTCTACTATGCCAGAGAATTGTCATTCCACGGCCATTGGCAGCGCTCGATTGACGAGTGCAATCGCTATCTCGCGCTACCCGGTGCCAATTGGGCGAATGAACGGTGCTATGCCTACCGCGTCATGTCCCGATGCTATTCTGAACTAGGGGACTACGACAACGCTCTCAAGATGGCTCGGCTAGGCGTTATTGAGGCTCCGAACACCCGTGAGCCGTGGATGGAGATTGCAAAGATCACATACCGGCTGGGACTATGGCCGGAGTGCTATGGAGCGTGCAAGTCTGCCTTGCGCATCCAGAACCGGGAATGGGTCTATACTGTTGATCCGGAAGTATGGGGAGCAATGCCCCACGACTATGCAAGCGTGTCCGCATGGAATATGGGAATCAAAGAAGAAGCCCTGCACCATGCAGAGATGGCTGCGGAATTGTGCCCTGACGATTTGCGTTTGCAAGAAAACGTGAAATTCATTAAGAGTGACATGACCCAGAGCGCATAGCTAGAAGGCGAGCCGCATCCCAATGTCTACGCCAGCAACTACGCCACTCACGTATAACTTGTACGTACAGCAAATCGCCAACATGGCTGTCGTCCAGACGACGACTTCTAACGGCGTAGTGGTTGGGGTGGACTCGTCATTCAACACCCTGATCCCGCAGATGCTCAATTACGCAGAACTACGTATTCAGCGCGATTTGGATATTTTGCCTTCGGTTACTACGAACACCTACACGACCATATCTGGCAACAACATCCTGCAGCTTGGCGTGAATGATTTTGTGACGGTCCAGACCCTGACGATTACCAGCAATGGCGTTACGACTACCCTGCTACCTACGACCAAAGAGTTCTTGCAAAATGTCTATGGATCATCGTCTGGCTCGGCAATGCCTCAGTATTTTGCGATGTATGGCGGGGATGCTGCTACTTTTGGCAACACTTATAACAATATTCTTCTTGGTCCTTATCCTGATGGGAGTTACACTGTTACTGTATCTGGCACAGTACGCCTTCCTACTCTTTACGACAATGCAACGTCGTCTCTTGCGTCTACTGCGACGACTTTCATCAGTACGTACTACCCGGATCTTCTCATTCAGGCTTCGATGATCTACGTCGCGCAGTTCCAGCGCAACTTTGGCAGTGCAAGCAACGACCCCTCGATGGGGCCGACGTACGAACTTCAGTACGAAAACCTGCTGAAGGGCGCTTTGACGGAAGAATCTCGCAAGCGCTTTGCCGGAGCGGATTGGTCGCCATATGCCCCGACGCCTACAGCCTCGCTGCCAAGGGGATAATAAGTGCCCCATTCAAGCATCAAACTTACTCCGGGCTTTAACGAGAACGCCACGCCAGCGTTGAACGAGACTGGCTTTGCCAGCGGCAATCTGGTGCGGTTTATCTACGATTTGGCGCAGGGGGCGTTGGTGCAGAAGCTGGGCGGATGGGTCCAATATTCGGGCCTTTCCACTACCGCTATCGTACGCGCCTTGCTGGCATGGGAAGATACAAACGCGCAGACGCACCTTGCCTATGCTACGCAGAACGCTCCCAGCACGACGCAAGCACAGCTGAACGTATATCCTCCGGTAAATGGCCAGTCCGCCATTACCCCGCGCAATACGTCCGATAGCGTTGCTGTATCAGTATCCACAACGTCCGGTAGCAACAAGGTTACGGTCACAGATGGCACGGTCGTAGGCATAACCGACTACGACTCTGTATACATTGCTACGCAGATCTCAGTTGGCGGCATAGTTCTGTTTGGCCAATATGCCTGCGATCCCGATGGCAGCCTTGGATCCGGCACGTATACGCTCTATGTCACTGACATTCTTGGCAATCCGCTTCCTGCCACATCGACTGTAGCGAATGGCGGTTCTGTTGCAAAGTTTGCCACAACCACGGGGACTAGCGCCTCAACGGTAACTGTGACCTTGAACAATCATGGGTACAGTGTCGAAAGTACGTTCCCCGTTCTGGTATCCACCACCGTTGGTGGCGTCACCTTCTATGGACAGTATCTGGTCCAATCTGTAATTGACGCAAACAACTTTACCATCACCGCTCCCACTACGCCGACGTCTGCGACAAGCGGCTACATGAATGGCGGAAATGCGTATTATATCTATAACTTTGGCGTTGGTTCGATCCCTTCTGGCACGGGTTATGGCATTGGTACGTATGGCGGCGGCGGCTACGGGACCGGGACTGCTGTAACGCCAGCTACGGGGACGCCCATTTCGGCAACTGATTGGACTCTGGACAATTGGGGTGAAGTGCTGCTGGCGTGCCCGATCAATGCATCAACGCCTTCATACCAGCCTATTTACGCATGGGATCCTTTGTCGGGCAGTCCCACGGCCACAGTCATCCCGAATGCGCCGCCCGTAAATGATGGCATCTTTGTGGCAATGCCGCAGCGTCAAATCATTGCATGGGGATCGACATTCACCGGCATTCAAGATCCGCTGCTGATCCGTTGGTGCGATGTCAACAACTACAACACATGGATCGGCCAGATCACCAATCAGGCGGGATCGTATCGTATCCCTCGTGGCTCCAAGATCGTTGGCTGTATCCAAGGTCCGCAGCAGGGCTTGATCTGGACCGATGTCGGCCTGTGGTCGATGCAATATATCGGCACGCCATATGTATACTCATTCAATGAACTTGGCTACGGCTGCGGATTGATTGCCCGCAAGGCCGCAAGTTCCTTGAACGGCGTCGTATATTGGATGGGACCTACGCAGTTTTACGCATTGTCGGGCAATGGCATATCTTCGATCGCTTGCCCTGTGTGGGACGTGATCTTCCAAGATCTTGATCAGAGCAACCTACAGAAGATCCGCGTTGCCGTAAACTCACGATTCAGCGAGATCATGTGGTTTTATCCCACAATGTCCGATGGCGGAGAGGTTAACGCATACGTCAAGTATAACACGTCTCTAAACGTGTGGGATTATGGGACGATGGGCCGGTCGGCGTGGATCGACCAGTCCGTGCTTGGTGCTCCTATTGGGGCAGATGCCACGCCCACAGGCAGTTCCTATCTGATCTACCAGCACGAAACCTCGAACGATGCCAATGGGCAACCGCTAGTTGCTACGTTCACGACTGGCTATTCGTCTATTGCAGAAGGCGATCTCCTGACCTACGTGGATCAGGTCTGGCCAGACATGAAGTGGGGCGACTATGGCAGCACGCAGCAAACAGCCACTATCAATCTCACTTTCAATGTCGCCAATTACCCCGGAGATACGCCAGTAGCGTATGGTCCATACTCCCTGACCCAGAACACGCAGTATATCAGCCCCCGATTCCGTGGCCGATTGGTGTCAGTTACGCTGACCAGTAGCGATATCGGATCCTTCTGGCGGCTGGGCAATATTCGGTACCGATATTCACCAGATGGGAAGTTTTGATGAGCGCATCTCTTTCAGACGTTCTGACCACACTCAAGAATGGCGTTACGGCCATCAGCAATGCTGCCCAGACCTACGCCAACGTACAGGGCACCAGCAATGTTTCGTCTATCTCAGCCGGAACCGTTGTGAAAGCATCGGCGGGCCGAGTAGCTTCAGTGTCTGTCACCACTCTGGGAACTAGCACTGGCACCATCTACGATTCATCGACAGTAACTGCGACAAGGCCGATCTACGTGATCCCCACGGCTGTTGGGCTGTATACGGTGAATCTTCCGGCATCCTATGGAATCTATGCTGTCCCCGGCACAGGGCAGGTCATAACGGTTAGCTACTCGTAAACTACTTGTGGAAAGCGCAGAGAAAACGTGCTGCATCTGCAGCCAGCCATATACGCCGCGTCCGTGCCACGCAAAGAAAGCAAGATATTGCTCGAAGAAGTGCTACACCATCTCCCTAAGAGGTAGGGGAAGTGTAAAACTAAAATGCGACATATGCGATAAAGAATACAATAGATCTCCTTCTGAGGCAAACTATTCTATAAACGCCTGCAGCTATAAATGCCGTGGAGTTGCCAATAGGACGGCAAGGCCGGTTTCTAAAGATTATCCATCTGTTAGAAGGTGGATGAAGCGAAGAAATATGATAAAAAAGTGCGAGGATTGCGGTTACGATTCTATCTCAGAAATACTGGTAGTCCACCACATCGACAGGGACCGGCAAAACAATGAACTTGAAAATTTGAAAGTGCTTTGCCCGAACTGTCATGCTATTGAGCATCTAAGTGAGAACCAGAAGGGATGGCGTCATGCCTCTACGAAAAGGAAGTAGCCGGGGCGTTATTTCGTCTAACATTGCCGAAATGATCGACGCGGGTCACCCAAAGGATCAAGCCATCGCTGCAGCCCTGAACGCGGCCCGTAAGGGTCACGCAATGGGCGGTCAGATCAACCCCATGGTGGTCGCCAAGCTGCTTTCCGAGAACTCGCCCCAGAACCTTTCCAAGGTCAAGGCGGCGACGGCCACAGTCCAGCCCGTCATCAATCAAATCATGAATGGCCCACGTCGGGCATTTGCCGATGGTGGTGCCGCAACTGATGACAAAGTGTTCTCTGGCCCTATCCACAGCGCAGTGGCGGGCCGAACTGACCATCTTCCCATGCATGTCCCATCGGGTTCGTACGTCATTCCCGCAGACATCATCAGTGCAATGGGCGAAGGCAACACCATTGCTGGGTTCAAGCACATGCGTCGGATCTTTGGCGGAACGGCATACAGCGGGCAATCTGATCCCTATGGATCGACCTCAGGCGCTCCATATGAACAGAATCCCAAGGCTGAGCCATATGGCGAGCCTAGCGGACCATATGAAAGCGAGATGCCCGGAAAGGCGTCCGGCGGCGCTGCCACCGTGCCCATTGTTGCGGCTGGCGGAGAATATGTTATCTCTCCCGCAGAAGTCCGTGGCGTAGGCGGTGGCGATCTGGAAACCGGGCATCGTGTACTGGATGAGTTTGTCAAGCGCATGCGAAAAGAGACAGTAAAAACACTTAGTAAGCTACCGGGACCCAAAAAAGACTAAGTTGTTACAATAAAAGGATTTTATATGATTGACACCGATGGTTTGGAAATCCGCATTGGCACGCCTGACGATCTTGATGAGGTGATGCGCCTGTCAACCTTAGCGGCTGGGGAAAACGGGTTCTTGATGCCAGATCCTGAGAAGGTTCTGCATGCAGTGTGGGCTGGTTTGACGCAGCAGGGCGGAATTGTTGGCATTATCGGAAAGCCCGGTGGGCAGATTGAAGGCGGCGTTGTCCTAACAATTGGCGGGATGTGGTACTCCAGTCAGAACGTGGTCGAAGAACGTGTGATCTTCATTCACCCTGACTACCGCAGCGCCAAGGGAGGTCGAGCGCGCAAGCTATGCGAATTCAGTAAGCGGGTTGCAGACACTTTGGGTTTGCCATTGATTATTGGCGTGCTTTCAAATAATAGAACAGAAGCAAAGGTTCGTATGTACGAACGTCAATTGGGCAAACCGGCAGGAGCCTTTTTCCTGCACAATGCCAAGACCGGCGTACTCGCTGGAACGGAGCAGTAAATGGGCGACCTTTTCTACGTGTATGAGCATTGGAGGCCCGATAGGGACGAATGCTTTTACGTAGGTAAAGGTAAGAGCAAGCGGGCGAATGACATGCGTCAGCGCAATCGCTTTCACAAGTTCATTCAGCAAAAGCTGGCCAAAGCGGGTCTATGCGTCGTAGTCCGTCTGGTAGAGACCGATCTTTCCGAGAGCCAAGCATTCGACTTGGAGCGTGAGCGCATTGCCTTTTGGCGCGCGGATGGCGCGGATCTGGCAAACCTGACCGATGGCGGAGAAGGGCCATCTGGCAGAAAGCATACGGAAGAATGGAAGCGGCAGAATAGTGAGCGCATGAAGGGCCGCGTGGCCTCTGAAGAAACTATTGCCTTGCTTTCAAGAAAAGCCAAAGAAAATTGGTCTCGTAGAAAGAGTATTACTTCTTTTGTTGAAGTAAAGGAGAAGTAAGTTGGGCGGAAGTTCTACGACGCAGCAGACTGTGACCATACCGCCAGAGGTATTGGCCCGCTACAACGCCGTCAATAATGAAGCACAGGGGTTGATGAGCACGCCGTTTCAGACGTACGGCGGTGAATTTGTCTCTCCTGTGAACGCCACCCAGCAGGGCGGCATCAATCAGATTTCTCAGAATGCCAATGCTGCACAGCCCTATTATGGCGCTGCCACTGGCGTTGCTGGAGCGGCACTTGGTGCTGCAAGCCCGATTACCGGCCAGCAGATCAATCAGTATATGAGTCCGTATTTGGGCGATGTGGTGGGATCAGAGTCCGCCCTGCTCAACCAGAACAACCAGCAGGCAATGGCTGGGCAATTGGGCAATGCCATTAGCAGTGGGGCCTTTGGTGGCGACCGCGCTGGTATTGCGGCTGCGAACCTGAACCAGCAGCAGCAGATTGCCAATGCTAACATCTACAGCAATCTGCTGAACACCGGATATAACACTGCCCTCCAGACCGCTCAGCAGCAGCAAGCCCAGCAAGTTGGCGCATACCAGACCGGCGCTAATCAGTTGGCGGCATTGGGCGCTGGCGCACAGTCTGCGGCATTGCAGGGCGGACAAGCGCAGATTGCAGCGGGTCAGGTTCAGCAGCAGACTCAGCAGGCGCAAGATACTGCCTTGTATAATCAGTTCTTGCAGCATCAGGCTTATCCGTTCCAGCAGGTGCAGTTTGCTGCCAACATTGCTGAGGGTACGGGCGCTCTGTCTGGCCAGACGCAGACCACGAATCAGCCGGGTGCGATGCTTGCCCGTGGTGGCCGTGCAGGTAAGGCTTATGGGGG